GCCGAAAGTGCCTTGAGCGTATTGGGCCTCCAATGCCTCCAATTCGTACGGCTCGATATTGTATCGATCACAAATCTCAGAGTATGGGGCCACAAGGGTGCTGTAGACTCCGCAGCCCTGCACCTTCCAAGGATCAGGAAGGGGGGCATGAGCACCAGAAGTCCACATCCTTACATAAGCTCTTAATCCCGGCACTTGTATGAAAGAATTGTAGCCGTCTGCAACCTGTTGTGCGTGGTCTTTGCAGAGGGCATCCAGTGCTTCCACAGTCACAGGAATGGGCATGCCCGGACCAGGCATGGCCTTGCCAATTTTCGCAAGCCTTGAGGGGAGAGGTCCGTAGACCAAACCCGTGGGAGTGGTGTACCACGTCCCTTTGAGAAAGGAAGAAAGGTGCCATTGATCTGTGAAGTTGCGAAACTTCATCTTAAACCCGTATTCCTCCATCAGTTGGGTGAGAGAGGCGGGTGTTTCTCCTCGAATGTCACGGATCCTTCCGATCATATGGATGATGGCCATAATCATGGCCTGGCTGTTGAAAAGACATGTCGGTCCAGTACCAGTTGGGAGCATTGTTCGCTCTTCGGTTGGAGTGATCTTGACCATATTCCCCTCGCCATTTGTGCGCACAAAAGCTTTGTAGGGCCGCCTCAGGAGTTTGGTCATGTACACGTTCGTTTTGCGACGAACTCCTAAGGCCCCTGACACAAATTGACAGGCGCGGAGAGATGGCCAAGATTGACTCTGATCCATCTGCGTGGCGTCTCCTTCAATGAAGATGTACTGGCCATCGATCTTGACGACTAGAAGAGAGTCGTCGCCTAAGACCAAGAGCCACATAGCAGGATCTCCAGAATAGAATGCCACATTGTTTGCCCACTGTGTCAAGTCTGCGTCGGTCACTCCACAGGCGTAGAATATTCCGACCTGATCAAACTGTCCTAGTTGCATCGGCCACAGGTTCCCATTCAAGACTTCTTTCATTCTATTGCTGGCGACCCAATATGGCATGCTCATAATTTGGCTGACTGGTTTGGTGTTGCAGATAACTCGTGGTTTGCAGATAGGATACCCCTCCGGACTGGGTGGCCGGAAGAGGATTTCATTGGACTTGACCTCCAAGGATACGAAGTGCTCGTCTTTGCAGGCATCGAGATCGAACCCACTATCGCTCCAAGTTTTCAGTGCGGCGAGGACCCGATTGCGCTTCGGGCCAGTCATGTGCCGCAGCCAATCCATAAAAGGCGTGGGATCACCTATGGTTTCGGCTGAAAGTGGATCTATGGAGTCGAGAGAAATACCGTCGAATGCAGATTTTTGGCGAATCACATACGTGAGGATGTTGCGGGCATTTTCCCACATCTTGCCCATGCGCGGATGCGGAGTGACAGGAGGGGGAGTGATGATGCGCGACAATACAGCGACGGCTAAATTTCGATCAGTGCTAGCAGGGCAGACATACGACACCCCTGGGTGCAGGTAAACGTACATCAGCGAGCGAGTTTCTTCGTAATTGTCCAATGCTTGCTCAAGAGGAGTCAACGTGTTTACGCGGAAGAGGCTCCGTTGGGCGTCCCGGAAGACGGTTGGGAGATCGGCGTTGACAGTCTTGAGCGCAAAGCGGGCGTGTTTCCATTTGGTAAATCCTTCAGTATCTACATCCCAGTCTCCGAGTTTTTCGACGCCCTCGAGAGGGGGCGGAGCTGTGGCGGCTTCAGCCTTGACGGCGAAATGGATCGCTGCGGCCAGCAAGAGGGAAGAGGCGGCCACAGGATGACCAACAATTATTCCCATCACCCCGTTATAAGCGAGGTGCCTTACCAGCCGATGAGAGAAGCTCCCGGAACCCGTCCAAAAGTGCATAGCGACAGGGGGGAGCGCAGCGAGGACCATGGGCCAGCAGAAATCGGAGTTCAATTTGAGAAGATACTCGGCCACTCCAAACCAGCCGCCAGTGAAGGTCTTGATTCCCTCTTCAAGTACCGGCATCACCCAAAAATCAAACAGAGAACGCAGGGGGATTTGCACGGAAACAGTAGTGGCGCTGCCAAACATTGCTTGCTTGTGTGAGGCTGAGCCAAAGAGGCGATCGAGAACACTATACGGGCGACCGACCACCAGCCTGAAGATCGCGTGTTCGGCGAGACGACCGAGAAGAGATGTGACTCGATCGACTGGACCGCCCTGACGCATGATCAAATGTTGAGGCGTGGGTGGAGTGGGGGGAGGTCGGGCTCTCCGAAACAAGCGCCCAATAATCCAGGGCATGGCCGATAGTATGGCTATGAGTGCAATTAGTAAGGGCCATGGGGACTTGATGAGGGCTGTTCGAATGCCGAAGGATTTATGTGTATCGGTGATGTCTCTAGCCAGACCGGAGACTTGGGTCAGGGAGGTGATGCGTGACTCCTTCCTGCGGACAGCCTTCTGGACGCAAGCTTGAAGCGTCTTCTCAAAAAGGTCCTCGAAAGGGGCAATTCCTCCAAAGGTGGAGACCAAAA